AACTGAGTCAAAACCGAGGCAAAAAACTCAATGGAGAATTAACTGATTTAGACAAAATAATAAACCGCGTTGATCGCGTTAAAAAACTAATACTTAAAAAAGATGAACTTATCTGAATTTGAAAGGGCTAAACCCACGGAAACTTACAAAGCTATCATAAAGGCAAAGGATAAGTATGAGACTTTACTTAAAGAAACCGTGATTATGGAAGATACAGATGCCGTCCGAGTGGAGATGGCTAGAGTTTTCTTAAGAGATTTAAAAGAAATTTTTCTAAAATTCAAATCTGGCAAATAATATTGTGTAACAATATACATGGCTAGTATAGCAGATCAATTCAAAGGACTCCCTATTGGGACACTCATCGCGGAACCATTGCTTGGAGCGGCAAAAGCACAGGGTCAACTCGCTCACACGACAGAAAATTTTATAAAAGATATCGGGCTGCAAGACGACGGCAAAGGTAATCTTAGCGCACGTACCGTAGAATTTGATTATGATGCCCCAGTTGAATCTAAAGATGCAAAAGGAGCCTTAACGACAACAATCGAAAACCGTAAACTCAAAGTCCCCCTTCTCTCTATTATACAAACGCCTAACCTAGGTGTTAAAAAAGCCACCGTTGACTTCGACATGGAGGTTAAATCCAGCACTCAGGACACTAGCTCTGTTGATACTAAAACCGACCTTAGTGTCAAATATGACAACTGGTGGTCTCCTGTTAAAGTAGATTTAACCGCTTCCGTATCCACGAAAAGCGAAAACATTCGCAAGACTGATAACTCCGCCAAATATACAGTTCACGTAGAAGCGCGGGATGACGGGGCTCCAGAGGGGCTTATGAAAGTTCTTGACATTCTTGGAGCAGCTATTCAGCCTGTTCCTGCTGGCGGAGGAAGCAACACTCCCGCCACGCCGCCTAGTAATTAATGGCTGACGATAAACTACCTTATTCAAAATCTGGATCATTTAGAGGTGCTCCGGCGCTAAAGACGTTCGATCACCTTATCCAATGTCTCTATAACTCTGTAGTTTATGCTCAACGTTATGTGGAAACTGAGCATTTAAAGCGGGTTATAGGGACGTATTTTGACGACCACGGACGTCCAGTAACCAAAAAGATAATCTTACCCACTACAGAGGGGGAACAGGAGGTGGAAATACCCATCATGACCCTTGCTGGGCACAACCACTTAAAGATAGATAGTTTAGATATGGAGTTTGAAGTGGATTTGGGTCAATTTGAGAACTCAGATAACCATCAAAAAAGAAGAATGATAGCTATGATAGGGAGAAAAGACCCAAAAAATACCCTCGCTAAAGTTAAGCTTACAATTAAAAACGGCGACACCCCTGAAGGGATAGCTCGAATAAACGATAAAATTGTAAAAACCATCCCTAGTTAATATAATAAAAATATGGCCAGTGGTTATTTAAGATTAATGTTGGATTCAGCTCGTCGTTGCGCCTCGGCTACTCAAGACGCAGCAGAAGATGCTCGAAAAGCCTCGGAAGAAGCTAGGCACGAAGCTCAGGAGATTGATCAAATGGCTCAAGATGCAGCGTCTAAAGCTGTAGAAGCCAGTGAAAGAGTCAAAGTCCTTGAGGCTAAAGTGCTTAAACATGACAATATGGGCGATGAACCCAACACCTAATCTCGTTAACGACATCCCAATTACTTGCGATGGGTTTGCCCACGTTAGCTGTATAGTAGAAATCCCGAAAGGGACAAATACCAAATACGAATACAACGAGGAATATAATATTTTTGAATTAAATAGATGCCTTGTATCATCTTTGCAGTATCCCATCAATTACGGCTTTATAAGCCAAACTTTCGCATTAGATAGGGACCCTCTAGACGTGCTTATTTTTAACCACGATCCTATAGACAGGGGAAGTTTGGTTAGGTGTAGAGTTTTGGGGGTGTTAGATTTTGTTGACAATGATGAAATAGATTATAAAGTCATAGCGGTTCCTCACTGGACGCCTAAAAGTCGCTACCCTCGCTTAAACTCTATTGAAGCGGAGCACCTTAAGATATTTAAACAGTTCTTTAGGATTTACAAAATAGATCGCTCTGACAGCGTGAAAGTAGGAGAATGGAAGAACGGCCGGGCTGCAAGCAAGGTAGTCTCCGAGGCTCACAATCGGTGGTCTTTAAAAAAATACGAAGAAACAAGAAAGGAAACGGAAAGACATGGGAATGTTTGACAATATAAAAGTACCTAAAGCTTATTTAAAAAGCTTATTAACTAAAGAGCAGGAAAAGTTAGTCGACAGGACTGATTTTCAAACAAAGAGTCTAGATAATTCTCTTTTTGACTATAAAGTATATAAGCAGCATCTTTTCCTAAAGAGTTCAAAAAAGAACAGTCCTAAAGAAAAGTGGGATAAAGTTTATCATACAGGAGAAGTAACTTTCTACAACCTCCTCAAGGAAGAGGGCGACGTCTCTTATTGGGTTGTATTCCGCTTTACTTTTGAGCACGGAAAGGTAGATAAAAAAGAACTGATCACTTTGGAACTTCACCAATCACCAAAAAATTCTGACCGCGTAGTCCCAGAAGAGGAACAAGAATGGCTGTCAGAAAGAGACGCTTTTAATAAGACTTTCAAATATAAATTTTTTTTAAGGCTACTTAGAACTTTTACTCGTATCCACAACTGGATAGCCAACAAAACTATCCCTATTCACAAGAAAAAATAAAGTGTAATAACCCTTGTAAACTAGCAGGAGCTTTAGTTATGAAAAAAATAATTGTATTCTTCTTTATAGTAACGGCCGTCGGCGGCCAAAATGAATATAACTCAATTAACGAAAGAAACGCCTTTTCCCTAACCGAAGGAATTCTACCTCCCATCGACACAATCCTCGCGCCCCCAAAACCCTCAGCAAAACTTTACTTAACCGGTATAATGAGATACCAAGGACTTACCAACGTCTTCCTCTACTCCAAAGATACTCCTAAAAGATTCCTCACCCTCAACCACCAACAACGGAGTGACAGCGGGATTCAGCTTCTCAGCGTAAAGAAAGGAACAGTTGAAGTCCTTAATAACGGAGTGGTGGAAAAACTCTCCTTTGCTACTCATAAAATGCCTACGACTATAGGCCCTGCCCCGGTCTTCAACCGGCCCACCGTGATAAAAAAGAGTGAGAAGGACGATAAAAATAAAAATAAAGAGAAAAAAAGTGCCCCTTCTTCTCCGCGACCTTCTGTTATTAAGGTTCCCTCTCGCCAACCCAAGGTAGACCCAAGTATAATTCAGAAGAGTCTGGAGTACTTGAGCAAAACAGAAGATAAAGAAAAAAGAGAATACCTCATCCAAAGACTGGAACTGCTTCAAAGTAGCCAAAACAATCTCGATAGAAAAATTGACACTAATGAAAGACGTCGCCAATACGATGAGCGTCGGCGCGACAAATGAATATCCCCAAAGAAGGACTAATAGAGTTTGTTAATTTTGTTAATGAGTGTTGCGCTGTTATGGAGGATAGTTATGTGGCTGAATGGCTCAATAAGCCTCATCCAGATTTGAACATGGACAGTCCTATGGATCTAGTTAATGATGAAGCCGGTAGAGAGAAACTTTATCGCCTCCTTTATTTTATTGATATAAACGAAGCTGACCTTTAAGACTTAGGGATACTGCTGACTAACATTGTGGTTCCGTCTGGGAACTTAGTTCTGGTGACTAAAAAGATAATTCCACCTACATTTTCTTCCATAGTGTAATTTGTCGTGCTGCCTTGAGGTGGAGCAGGGGCCATTGCGCCTGTGGAGATGATATTGTAGTTTATTCCTTCTGTTCCTACTCTTACTCCAACATGTATAAGAGCAGGTTCACTATCACTGTTTCGTACCCCGGATGAAGTCATCCCAAGATGAGACGCGTAAGTACTTACCCCATCGCCTACCAGTTCGAGAAAATTCTCTCCTACAAACTCCAGATCATAAGGGAGAGCAACCTGAGCTTCATTCGAATTCCCCGACACATATTGTGAAGGCTCCCTATTTTGACCATTTATTAAATTGTACCCTGTCACCCTGTCTAAGTACTGCCCACTTAAATTAATAAGCCCTCCTTGCTGAACCGTGACGGGGTGAAATCCGGTGACACAAAAAGAGTCCCCTGTGATAGCAAGCGAGCCGCCGTTTCCTGTTCCATAAAAGCTTAACTTTTTATCGACTATACTATAAGCATGCGAGGGAGCGCCCAGATCGCTATCTCCTAGTACGGCTCCTGTTATAGTGGGAGAAGGAAGCTGAAAATCAGCGTAAGAAGTGTTTAAGGTATACTCGCTTGGAGTATAAAGAAGATCCCCGGTCCCTACAGAAGGCGCAGTTGAGATGTACGACTGAGTCCACCATGGATCAATTATAAAAGGGGTGCCTGTCTCTATGGCTTCCCTCGGAAACTCCACCTCTATCTTTGTATAAAAGGTATTAGCGACTCCCCCTATAGTAGCTGTTCCCGTGGAATAACTTTTTATACCGAAAGGCTCTTCGTAACCGGGCGCGGGCGGTGCCATCACTACTCCGACATGGGGGTACACGGGATTTCTCCACCCACTAAATCCCACAATCTTCACACCACTTCCACTTTCCGAAATGGATGAAACAGAGCCGATATTAGGGTCAAATGAATTAATACCTGTGATAGAGACGACGGTGTTAGGGGAAACTTGCCTATGCAAGTTCAACCCTTCCATGCCTGTGACGACCCCCACGGGGTAAAAAGGATTACTATCTATCGCATTGGACCTTCCTGTCACTCTTATATCCCCTTCTATTATTCCTGTTGGAACTTGAGTTTCTAGGGCGTAGGCGCCATCACTTAAAAGGGTTGTTGAGTGAGCCGTCGTCTTAATGTATCCTCCAGTTGGAGAAACGAATAGAAAGTCCATGCCACTAATGTTATAGCCCGTCATTTTCATCGTTTCGGCAGGAGCTAAATAATTATCAAAGCCTGAAACACTAATTAAATTGATCCCGGTAGGGTTACTGTCAGTGACCCTACCTAAAGAATCTAAAAGTTGGAACTTACCACTTGCCCCATTGATGGCATTGGGCACTTCTAACCCTAAAACAGAATAATTCTGCTCAACAAAATTACTGAAATCTAAAGAACCAGACTGCCCAGAGAATCTTACACCTGTGACAAGGTTCATACGTGCTCCCGAAATAGTTAGCCGGTCTCCTTCCGCGAAGACCTGTTCGTAATCAATTATATTAGGAGCCCTAACTCCACTGTAATAACCGCTTATATCTGGCGCACTTGGGGTGACACTTAGGAATCCCGTCGACTCAACAAATCCGCCGCTAGTAGCTATTGATATGAGGTCGCTTTGAGTATTTGGTGGGATGGTAAAACGAAACCCAGTGGTGCCAGTTTGGGTGAAGTCGCTAACGGTAGAAAGACCCACCGACAAACCACTCTCCACAATATTTTCTAAATGGCCCGAAACCGTTATGACTTCTCCAAATTCTCCACTTAAGGGCTCAAACCCACTGATAAAAGGAGTACTTAATACGGTTATGTGAGAATCAGCGTCTGTATGCGGAGATGCACTCCTCCTGTTACGTGCTCTTAGTCGATATTCAATTCCTGTCTCGAAACTGGCGGGGTATTGGAATTTCAATACGTCGTGATTGGTTAAATCATACCCGCTCACAGGCAGGTTCGAGTAATACTTAAAGGTCGACGTAGGACCTGTACCTGTCCATAATTCTAGAGTAGTACCACTATATAGACACGTTCCCTCAAACAATCCAGTGACACCGGGCACGACTTCGATAGACGGGGTTACGGAAGAGACTGTAGGATTTCCGAATACAAAAAAGATATTTTCCCCAGTAACCGATCCATAAAAACCAGAGAGAACCATATCGAAAGATTCTCCGTAGCTACTCCCCAAACTAGCGGCGCTTCCTATCTCAAAAGCTAGCTCAAAACCGGGGGAAATCTCGGCTATCGACCCAGCATCATATGTCCCAATACCCACGTTTGAGTATGGGGTAAAATTTACGCCGGTTATTCCATAAAGGTCATTTCCCTTTATAGTTACGGTGTCCCCCTGTATACCGGAAGATGGTGTGATGCTTGTAATTTTAGGTAAACCTATAGTTGGCGTAAAATAAGACTCCGATGGATAGCTTTCGGGATAATTGTCAGAAAATAACGTGACTAACCCAGATGATACCTCAGGGCTTATCCCCACATTCCCTCCAGAGGTGGCAATAGGGATACCTGTAGGGATTAGACCGGAAACAAGAGTGTCGCTAATTAATTTAAACTCACCCGTTTGACCCATTATTGAGCCGAGATAGTTACTCCCTGTTTTATACAAGATGCCCGTAGTAAAATTTTCTCCTGATACTAACAACAAGGTTCCCGTACTTCCTGCCGGTTTAGAAGCGTTAACCCCTACGGTTGAATATGCTGTTCCCGTAATTCGAGCCAATGGAGATAAAGGGAAATCGTCTATTGGGGAAACCTGACCGCTCTGCAAAAGCAAATCAGCTTTACCACGAATATTCCCAGAAGGAACAATGGCTGTAACGGTATTAGGCGAAAGAGTTGTAGCGGCAATTAAATTATTATTTTGAGCAAAGCGAATCCCGGTAACCCCACTCAAGGAGAACCCTGTAATAAATAACGATTCTCCCGAAGCTAACTGATAAGAGTTAAGGCCTGAAATTGCAGGGATAGGAACGAATTCATCCACGCTAAGACCACTAGCCAACGTTTGATTACCATTTAACCCGGTCCGTAAGGAAGAAAAGACGGTGACCCCCCTATAGTCTGCGTCTTGAGGAACCACTGACTCGATAGTATTAGGGTCTACTAACTGAAAACTACTTTCTACATCTCCAAATTTTACATTAGTTATTTGATAAAAATTTTCTCCTGAAATTGTAAAGATATTACCAGCTGCCCCGCTTATCGAAGGAAGAGTTCCGACTAAAACCTGATCATCTGTTGTCAAAATAATATCCTGCACTCCTAATGAAAAGGTCCCATGAGAAGTTAAGGCTAAAATCTCTTGAGTGTAAGCGTCTAAAGGGACTGTGCCGGATATTCCTGTTGCGCCTATGAGCTCAAGATCCGTAACGAAACTCTCTCCAAACTTAACGTCACGGATGAAGTTGAGGTTACTTCCGCTTATCGAGAATGGGGTATTTGGACTTAAATACGACATTTTTTATCCTTGGAACGTAGTGCTCCCCATTCCGACATTCCCTCCCGCTGAATTAAACAGGATCACCGGATTTACTATTTTTATTTGACTATCATTTTGGATAACGTTAATGCTTTGCTTAATATAAGCTCCCGCAGCAGAAGCTAAATTGCGAGATTGCATAACTCCCGAACATGAAAAAACATCTAAATTGGTAAAGTCATTGACCGCTCCTCCTCTTAATTTAACTTCTATTTTAGCCTCACTTCCGTCAACGGGGAGATTCCCAGTCGGGTTATCTACTTCAAAATTCATGCTTGTAGTTTTTTTACCAAAGCTAATACTACTAGGTTTAGTTTCCCCCATTAAATAAACAGGAGCTACTTCCGAACTATAATTATACCCCCCCGCAATAAAATTGTTTATTATGTCTGTCTCAAAGTCTGAAGTTACCGCAATTCTGGAAGTGTTCAATACGGTAGCCGCTTGGGCTTGCTCCTCTGTGGGCGTAAACGTTCCTTGGAGATCGTCAAAAAAAGCAATAGACACACTCGCTGTGACCGGGGAATTAGGCGAAAAGTCGACGTTATAGGAAGTCAAATATCCACTATCAAAATTCAACCCCCCAAAGTTTCCAGAGATGGTTTGGCTGGCGCTTTGAGGAATTTCCCCTTGCCCAGTGATAAAAGATTTAAAATAATCATTCCCCGTTAAAAAATAATTGAACTGCAGTGACCCCGCAATACCGTTAGACGCTGCATAAAAGTTAGTGTTTCTATCCCCTATTACATAATTAGCCTCAAGAGAAGCACTTAAAGAAAGAGAAGCATTAGAGGCTAGTATTTCTGTCCCATTGATTTTAAGAGTGGCGTTGTTTGCGGAATATAGCACATTAATAAGCTGCTGTTAAAGTTTTTTGGCTTCGGATTATATCGTCCAGCCCCGCCGTAGCTGATGTAGAAACCTGTACGCCACTTATCATCTTGACCTCCATTTGTTGAAGAGCGTTACCGTCCACACTTCTTAACTCTATTAAATAATCTGCGGGAACTCCTGTGTATGCCAGCCCCGAATTAAATATATCCTCCGCAACGTTTACAGATTCGGAAGCGTTGGTATAAAGAGTTAACTCTGGAAATTCTTGCCCTACCCTGTATATAGGATTGTGACTAAAAGAGATAGAATAGTCGGCAGAATAAACTACCCCTGCTTGATTCCCCCCTCCTGCAGCTGGCGCGTTAATAGTGGTTTGAAGTCCCTCCACATTTATATATCTACCATGGGCAACTCCGGTTGCTACCGCGACCCCTCCGGGATTTGATAAGTTCACAGTGTCCCCGCTAAGCCGACCACTGATAGGAAGACCCTGATGACCATCCCCGTCTATACCTCCAAAAAAACTAAATGAAGCGCTAGAAGTAGATACGGAATTACTTGCCGTGTTAAAAGCATAAGAGTTTAAAAATCCAATACCGCTTACCCCCGCGCATTTGACAATAATACCGGAACCCGTAGACCCAATAGAATGCTTTAGACCACTTGCAAGATAGTTTATGACGTTACCTGCATGACCATGTGTAGAGCCTGTTATACTAGTGAGGAAATTAAAAGATATATCACCCGCTCGTGGTCCTGCTGGCACGTGGCCTAGGCTCCCTTTATTTCCTATCACATAGAGAGGTTGCAGAGAATTATTGAAGTTTATACTACAATCCGACGCTAAAAGGGTTTCACTCACCCCCGCAACCGTGACTTCTACCGCCGCCTTATCATAAAATACCTGTGCCATATCCTTTAGTAGTTAGTTATTACACTCTTTTCACCTCAAAATGAAAGATCTTAAGTTAAAATTAACCCCCGCATTGCCTTGGTCGCTAGCTTGGAAAGACTCCGAGGTTAAAAGCATATCATCAAAAGAGTACTCTAATAATTTAGTCTGAGAGTTGTTTTTATTCAAAGTTATTTTAGTATTCTTGAAAACTGTTTCTTCAGGAACAAACCTCATATTTTTAATCTCGTAGTCATCTACATCTAATACGAAATTCACATTTACCTCCACAGGAGTGCCCGCTATCACTCCCGTCGGGACATCCAAGCCCACAGCATAGAGAGGAACCCGAGGGGTAGCTATTTCAATACTGAAAGAAAGCATCCTATTAGTATTGAATTCACCCAAATTCACTTCCATTGAATTGTAACTGGGGATACTCAGGACCGGCTCCGTTGGACTTCCCTGCTCCCAAGACGAAACGTAATTTCCTGTACCCATTTGTCCATAAATAACGGAGGTGGTTGATGTACTCGGTACCTCCCCGATACCGCATGACATAGTGTAGGTCTCCAAATAAGCTTCCGTAAAGTCGATTCTCTCACTTCCATACCTTACTATTCCACTAAAAGATAAATCTCCGGTAAAATTCAGTAGCGGGTCAGAGGCCGTTATGTCACTATAATTTTCTGGATAATAGTGAGTAAGAAGCGTATTCAGCTGCAAACTTGCCGTCTGGGGGCCTTGAGGAGCGTATTTTATGCTATTTATACCTAAATTAGAGAGCGGAGATCCAGCTACTGAGTCATAACTTAACTGAGCAGAGGTTAAACTCTGTATCCCCGTGCCGTTAATAGTAACGTTCTCCGCATTTCGCCTAATTCTTCCTAACATTGCCTTATCTTTATTTTACACTTCTTTTTACGTGTAATATAATAAAAAGGAATAAGGAAGTATGGCATTTGACAATAGCGTTTATAATGTGGAGAAGTGGATCTCGGGTAAATCGTATTCAAAAAACGATATCGTCGCTCGCATAGAGTACGTAGGAGGCACTGCAAGCCTTAACCGTGTCCCTCGAAACATTAAGTATTATTACAATTTAACCGGTGCTAATACCTCCACAGCTCCCGAAAATGACGCGACGAACTGGGGAGGATACACCTCTGTTAATAACAAAGAAATCCCCTTTTTCCTTTGGAAACCTTCTTATAATATCTCCACAAGGCACAACCCCCGGGTTAATGTAGTTCAATTTGGTAATGGCTACGAGCAACGTAATCCAAATGGCCTCTTTAGCCAATTAATAACTTTAGATATAAATTTCGAGAAAAGAACTGAAGACGAGGCTCGGGCTATTATCCATTTTTTAAAGGCCCGGAAGGCTGTGGAAAGCTTTGCAATAAAAGAACTACCTAATTTATACGCCGATAATACGGCTGGAGGATGGAAAAAAAGGTTCGTATGCCCTACTTTTAATAGTAATTATATTTTTTATAACAACTACAGCGTCACAGCAACCTTTAATCAAGAAAATAACTAAAAATTTTCATGAATAAAAGCCAAGCACACTCTTCGATTAAATCTCTCGCTCATGAAATGAGCAATTTGACGCCTTCTGCAATGGTGACCCTGTTTGAAATAGATCTTAGCGATATTTTAGATGCCGCGTCTCAACCGTCCCTTCAGGCTGAAGCGGCGAACATGGGTTTCCCCGGCGCTGTAGATAAGATCTTACGCTTTCATAATAATATTAAGGTCTTTAATTCCAAAATTATATGGAATGGCGAAGACTACTGGCCAGTACCGATCCAAGGGAGTGGTTTTGAAACTTCCAGCAAGGGAGCGCTTCCCACCCCTACTCTTACTATAGCCAGTCAAAGTAGTGAAGCTGTCACTCTTTTAACGCTGTTGAAGCATTCTATTCTAAAGTTTGGGGATATCATCGGGGCAAAAGTGACCAGAAGACGTACCTTCGCCAAATATTTAGATTGGGAGAATTTTGATTTCAATACAATTATAAGATCCAATCCTCGTGACAGAGTTTTCTCACCCAGAATGCAAGAACTTCCCGAGGGGTATGAACCAGATCCTAACGCCGAGCTCCCTCAGGACATTTACTATATCGAAAGAAAGACTTCGGAGAACAAGAATACTCTTCAATACCAACTTTCCTCTAGTCTGGATCTTGAAGGGGTAAAAATCCCCCGCCGCGTCATTATCTCGGATAGATGCAATTGGGAATACCGAGGCCCGGGATGTTGGTATGAATGTGTAAATAAAAGTGAAATTGAAGATGGGAAACAAGGTGTTCCCGTCTTACAGAAAGCCCAGCTTTCAACCCACCAAATAACATTACCAGACCATGCTCCCCCTGTAGCAACCGACAATGACGAACTAATAAAATCTATTACAGGAAATACGGCTGGTTACAAAGGGTCAGTGCTGGATGAATGGGACCGCGACCAACAAGCAACAAATTCAACAGGAGGGATCATAAAAGATGTTAGCTACTCGAAGGATGAAGTAGTATATATAATTAAAGACAAGATCAAATACTATTTCGTGGCTAAAGGAGATGTCCCCCTTGCTACCCCTCCCCCTAATAGCGATTATTGGATCGCGGACGAGTGCTCCAAAACGTTACGTGGCTGCAGATTAAGATGGGGGGTCAATGGGCAGGCGGCCACGGGAGGTGGCTGCCTTATTGGAGGGGACGCTGGAAGAGATGAAAATTCTAAAGCTGGAGGCCTCCCTTTTGGAGGGTTCCCTGCTGCGCGGAAAGTAGCCCGAGGAGGATAATGATGATCGCTGACTATATTAAAAAACAAATAAGGACCCATGCTCAAGAAAATTCAGAACAGGAATGCTGCGGCTTCGTCTTCGAAAAAGAAGCGTTACAATGTTACAATAGGTCCGAAAATCCCAGTGCTCACTTCAGTATTTCCCCGCGAGACTATCTCCAAGCGTCTCGCAAAGGGGAGATAAGAGGGGTCTATCATTCTCATATCGGGAATAATAAAGAATTTTCCATGGAGGATAAACAAATGAGTCATGGACATAACGTACCTTACTTCCTTTACCATTTACCCACAGACAACTTTTTATGCTACGATCCTAAAAAAGAAAAAGTCGTAGATATTGATAAAAAATTCGAATTAGGAAAAAGAGATTGCTACACCTTAGTAAAAGATTATTACAAAGACTTAGGGGTAGAAGTTTCAGGAAACAACGATCTTGGTACTGACTGGTTAGAAAGGAATCCGGACTTAATAGAAAATCTTTTTGATCTTAATAAAATGGACACTGAAACGTTGGAGGCTTTAAAAGATAAAGACGACGACCTAACAGGACTGCCCATCTCAAGAATAGAATGGTGCGACTGCCCCTCTTGCGGCCTTAAGCTTCTCAAAAAACATGACGTATTAGTTTTTGAGTTAATTAAGGGTGCTGGCCCATGTCACGTAGGAGTTTATATAGGAGAAGGAATGATGTACCATCATCCTCGCAAACGGTTTCCCACTACTGAAAAGCTTTCGGGGCTCATAAGAAAAAAAATCTTTAAAATATACAGATACAACAATTTAAATGAACAGAGTTAAAGTTACATTGCATGGAATTCTTGCTGAGCAAGTCGGTGAAAAAGAATGGAATCTTAAAGCGGCGAATGTGCGAGACGCGATAAGGGGGGTCCAGTCTAGTTGTAAAAAATTCTATACGTGCCTTCTAAATAATGACAAAAAGAATATTAAATATCGCGTTCTAATCAATGAGCAAGATTTCCTTATTGAGGAAGGTAAAGATCCGAGCACTCCCGAAGGACTGAAATCTTCCCAACTTTGTTTAGAAAAAATCTCAAATTTGAAATCTATTGATATAGTGCCCGTCATAGAAGGCTCTGAGGATTGGTTTGATTGGTTCACTATCATCTTGGGGGTAGCCTTAATTTGGATTGGTGCTCCAATGGCTATGGGAGCAGCTGGATGGGGTAGTATGTATGGGGCGGCAGTAGTAGCAGGTATAGGTCTTGTTGCTGCGGGGGTAGCAAACCTTCTGACTCCTGATCCAGAATTTGATGATTTTAGAGAGATAGAAGGAGGAGGGAGGCCTTCCTATACTTTTTCGGGACCTCAAAACGTAACTAATGAAGGTGGGCCAGTTTTTGTAGGCTATGGAAGGCTCCTTGTAGGGAGCCAAGTAATACAAGCTTCTAACGATATTGCTGATGCTTCAGCCGGAGTTCCTTTTACAAAAAACCCTAATAAAGGTAACAATAATATCGTATGGGGCCGCACAGATTACGGCTTAAGATATAATATAAGAGGAACCGACCAAAGGCTCTATAAGAGGATTCTCCAAATCAACAAACCTTTTGCAACATGATAAGTGACATAGATATAATTATTGCGGCTATATGTTTCGTTTATGAAATACCTTTAATCTTATTGGATAACGCCGTGGATGTGATATGGGACTCTCTGACCATGGGGAGCCCTGCTTTGTTGGCGAATTTTTTTGGAGGAGGGTCGGTTCCCACTAATAGATCGCCGGTTACAGACCAACGAGGAGTGGTGTCCGGCAAAATTTCCTCGGACGAAAGCAAGGGGCAATTAGTAGTAGTAGATTCTGATGCAGAAGTTGTAGATTTAATAGGAGAAGGTTCTATAGAAGGCCTCGTCTCCGGGACATGGAGCTTCGAAGGAGCAAAGGGGGCCACTGGCTACACTACAACAACGCCTTGGATGGGGTCCAACGGGTTTACTCATTATATCGCGACGGGGACCCTCGTTGACTCAGACAGTGAGGAGGCCAAACAACAGCGCAAGGACTTGGGCTTCTTGCAGTCTATATACTGGAACAACACTCCTGTAGCAGATAGAAACGGATTCTATAATTTCTCCAATATCAACGTTGAATATACTAAGGGGCTACCAGAGGGCAATTTAGCAGCTTTAAATCCAGACCTCCCTTTTCAGGAATCGATGGATTTGACAGTTGAAAGACCTATTGGGGAAAGATTGTACGGCCTTTCCCTCCAAGGGGGCAGTATCCCCAGCGCCACAAAAGACAGTACACCATCCCAGAGCGAATTGGCGGAAAGCGCCGCTATAGATACTGTTGCTAAAACTTATTCAATAATCAACAAAGAATGCGGCAAAGTTCAATTACGCGTGAGAGTGTCTCAGTTGTTCGAACAAATAAGAGACGATGATGCCCCTAGGAGTTATGATGAAGACGATGACATCCCAGCAGTGGGGTATGGAGACATTAAAGCTCGCTCTATTAGATACAATATTTATTACCGCCCTTTATTTGACACTTACTCAGACACTACCGACGGTACACCCCCAGAAATCCCTAAATGGGAATTTTACAAAACGGAAACTATACAAGGTCATGTAGATCAAGTATATGTGCGTTCTACAACTATAGACTTCCCTTCTGAATATTTTGATCAACCCGGCTTCAATGGATGGGAAATTAAAATCATCAGGACAACCCCAGAGTCTCTTACTGCTTATTTAAAAAACCAAAGCTTTGTAGATTCTATTGTAGAAATTTATGGCACTAAGCTGCGTTACCCTTATAGCAGCATGGTATACTCTAAATTTGATGCCGAATTTTTTAGCAGAATTCCTTCGCGCTCGTACGACACGAAGCTTTTAAAAGTTAAGATCCCTAACAATTACAACCCCATAAAGAAAACGTACGGCAGAAGTGATGCGCTAACCATACTAGACGCGGGATGGGGGCTAGGAGGCGGTACAATTAACTGTAAGGTTACTACTAAACTGAAAGAAGATCAATTAGTCTACTTTCAAAACGGGGCCATTATGAAAGTTGGGACCGAAACTCTCCCTACTGCTAGTACGTCTATACCCGCCGGGTCAACATGGGTAAGAGGAGGGTCACATGGAGCTCTCTATGGAAACTATCAATACCCCACTCTTGGAGACCAAGCAGCGACTACCGAAGGATACTCCGGAGGAACTGATAGCGATAATTTTTGGGATGGAGGCTTTAAGCAGATAGATCAGTGGCCCGCAGGGATGGCGGTTCCTTTTCCGACCCCTGCTCTTGTGGAAAAAGAATGGACCGATAATCCGGCGTGGTGTTTTTATGATTTATTAACTAATCCTAGATACGGTTTAGGAGACTTTTTGGAAGAATCCCAAGTGGATAAATGGGCCTTGTATGAAATTTCCCAATACTGTGATGTTATAGTTCCTGATGGAAATGGGGGGTTAGAGCCCCGTTTTACCATGAACCATATAATCACTTCGCGCGAAGAAGCTTACAAGGTTGTCAATGACCTCTCTTCTATTTTTCGGGGAATTGTCTACTACTCTAATGGCCTCATACATGCAGTTCAAGACGCTTTCAAGCAACCCCTTTATCAATTTAACAATTCTAACGTGGTGGAGGGTAGTTTTAATTATTCCTCCTCCTCAAAGAAGTCTCGTCACAGCGTAGCAGTGGTAAGATATATAGATAAAACTAACCTATATCAACCCGCGGTAGAGTATGTAGAAGATCCAGAATCTATAAAAAGATATGGCTTACGTCAGATAGAAACTACCGCGCTGGGGTGTACTAGTCGCGGTCAAGCTCGAAGATTTGGTCAATGGCTCCTAGCGAGCGAGTCTCAGGAGACCGAAAGTGTTTCATTTGACGTAGGTCAAGATGGAGCTTATTTGAAACCGGGCGATATAGTTCAAATATATGATCAATACCGCACCCCTTTGAAGTTTGGCGGAAGGACTAATATAGTTCAAGGAGTCGAATCTTCTCCGGCGGGACCGATAACCTACCCCGAGCCTGTAATAGTTGACGGCGAATATACTCTCGGCCCAGACCAAGGACCCGTAACGGGGAATAGTATTATAATTGATAATGCCGTAGCTTTTACCCCGGATACTATTTATAAGTTCTCGCTTTTAACTCCTACTTACAATTATGAGTCTACGGAAATTAGCGACCTAGCCTCCACGGATGAAGTAAGAAGGTCCCAAATTCAAAATTTATATTTCGATGGAAGCCATACCCAGACGATCACAGGATCTTATGGCGATAACCTATTACGGTCCGACTATGAAGAAGGAGGAAGCGGGATTGCTACTCAAATTTATTTCCATACCGGGCTTATGCTCACAGATGGAACCCCTATAGGAACAGGGAATCAGTTGGATTTCGACAATTATGTTATTACTGGCTACACCAATGATTATGTCAAAGGGGACGTGGATGGAACCACAGATGTCCCCGCTTCTTATTCGGGGGGATGCTTTTCTGGAGAAAATCTAGTGTGGAGCGCTGAGGTAAACAACCCCACGGGAAGTGAATATATTAGTGGGCATTTTGCTAACTATCGTATTATAAACGTTGCTGAGAGTGACCAAGATAATAGCTACGGAGTATCCGCTTTAGCCTATTCTACAGGAAAATATGACTACGTAGAGAATCGCTTAGCTTTTGAGGACGTGCAAGTAGATAAAAGACCGATTTGGCCTTATCTTCATTATAACAGAACTATTCCACAGTCGGGTATTCAAGACTGGGCAACTATAGAGGCCGGGCACCCTAATGATAATACCGCTGGGTTTCCTGAAGCTCGGTACGACGACTATTCAACGTTTGAAGTCACTTTCCCTCAAGCCTCCACCGCTCTCGAAGCTGGTATGGCAGCGGGCGTTAACACCCGGTATGACATACAGTCAGCAAGTAAATTTTCATTGCCCCAACGGATGAATTATCACATTTACGTAATGGAGCAGGATACATTGGGGAATGGTTTCAATGATGCTAGTCTTACAAAGAACAGTTTTACTATCCCCATCAACGATGGCGGCGCTACTGAAAATGTAGGAGCCATCCTTCATGAAGTAACCGACGAGGAATATAATAAGAACTTTTTAATGACCGATTCGGATAACCTTCCCCCTGAGCGGCCGGTTCTTTATTACTTAGACGGGGACCCTACAAAAAGCGCCTCCCAAAAAGGCTTTGCTATTGGGGCGACAACAGTAGAAGATGGTAAGACACCCAAGGCGGTTCAGTTTTTCTTAGAAAAATTAATTACGAAAGACACTAATTATTGGTTTGCTATATTTGCATTCAATAATCGAACCCGTTCCCGTGAAGCTATTGTCGGATTGATCCCTTCTACGACAGCGGTAGTCTCGAACGGTCTAATCTCCTCTAAAAGAATTAAATCTAATCAAACTTTTTCTCTCGTTAAAGGGCTTAATATAGATGGGTTGTCGACTCAAAGCCTGATTGGTCCCTCCACTACGCGAAATGCCTTAAATGTATTAAATTCCACTCAGCCTTCTTTTAACTGGGACCTTTCAAATATTTACGATGAAGATAACGTAGGTTTAATAGATTTTTATGACGATTACGGAAAGAGAATGGCTCTCTCAAGTACGCAGTTATACCGTATTACTATAAGAAAATATAACAAACGCTTCGAAACTAATAGCGCGGTTAATGACTGGACCCCTTCTTCCGATATATATTTAGAAATAACGGGATATGAACAGCCAATATTTAACGCTTCTTTTGTCTTCTTACGAGACTATAACAGTCCCCATATAGTTTCCAGTCTTCATGAGAATAGTGACGCCACCAAATATGACGCCCAAGGAAAAGCAGACGCTTCTCTCTCTCAAGAAGATACCGCATGGTATAAAGTAGATGAAAGTGGGGTTATATTCAAAAATAACCCTAATGCTTTCCCTCTAAGGCAGTTTGATGTTGTTGTAGAAGCTCATGACAGAGATGGGGCCACTAGCGCGGGCAACTTCGTTTGGAACGGAACAATTAACCCCGTGCTTACAGTGGGAGAGGAAACAACCAATACTTACCAAGAGATGAACGGGTATAACTTCTTGCCATGTTCTCTGGGAACACCTAGCGGTTTAGTGTTTGCTCAGTATGATGAAGACCCTAAGGATAGGTTGGATGATTATTCCTTCTTGACGCAAGGCCAAGCCCATACGAGAGAATACCCTTACTTGGCTCATGCAGCGGTTTATACAAATGGAGAACTTCACCTAAATTTGGATCTCTCCCAAGATCTGGCAGGCAATACTATTTTAGATCCCGCACAACTAAAGAATAGTTTTCCTGATGTAAGAGGTTTGGTTTATTATTATAGCACGGGAGACAACTCAAGTATTGACAGTGAAGTAGAAGGATTGAACGGGAAGAGTCAAATAGTCTTCAACCCAAATAATAAGGCTCCCTTCTTTGACCTCCAGCCGGAAAACATAGCGAGCTCTTTTAATTTTGGGCGCCAAGGAAATGTTAAATATATAAAAAGCAATGGCGATTACGGCGACTACGGAAAAAAGAATTCTCCAGCCGCGACTGAAGGTCAGCTGGCAGAAAATATAGCGGAGGAAGGGCAACCTCCGGTTTATCGCGACACAGGAAAAAATGTATTAGTTTATAGATATTTTCATCTTTTTGATAGTTCTACCGATCCCCGTAATATAATCATTAAGTTCCCTAAAATTGCGGCAAGTAATGTACAAAATCTTTATTTGACCGTGGCTCTTTTTGATAGTCTATCTTTCTTAGAACATTTTGATGAACGGGGATTTCCTAAAACTAAAGCGTTAGATTTAAACGGCGCTGCTTCCGAGACAAGTAAAACACCAGTTCCGGGCGTAATAATAAAACCTAACGGAGATCCCGAGGTTGTAGCTCAAACAGTTGAGACTATTCTTCTCGACGACACCCTGAATTTCTCTACCATTCCATATGACAGCCATGACGCTGCGGGCCAACCTGTTGACTGGAAGGATGAGCTTAGGAATGAAACAGTGAATCCCCCAGTAGGGTTCATGCTCCCTCCGGGATCCCCTATTTTCCTTAAAGAAAGGAGCTTACAGACCAAAGGTCAGTCGGCTCTAGCTTACAGGGCATGGTGGGATATAACCCTAGATCCGGGAGAGCAATATTTTGAAATGGATTTTGATCAGCCACTAGTAACTACAGAGGGAGACACGACCCCATTCTACAGGGGGCCATATAAACTAAATCGAGCAGAGCTCCCTGAGAGCGAAGCTGCCATAGAGAAGATTTCTGGTCCTTTTGTGAAATATGCCGAGAGCGTCACGGCTGCCCTTAATAAAAATAAGTTTAAAGGAATATCCTCTATCGATTTTGAGGTGACACCCTCGAGTCTTCTTGAATATGGCACCCCGGGAGACCGAAGGCATTTTCCTTTCGAGGGATACCTCACTATTAATTTTGAGACCGAGCAGGACCCGTCTAAATATACGGTGGATTTAGAATTCAAAGGAATGACGGCGGCCTCCTCCCAGCAACAAGTAGTAAAAATAACAGATGGCCCCAATGAAACCAATCAAAATTCTAATTTAAGGGATTACGTCCCTAATGATTACCCCCTTGGAGACTGCCGCCTTGAAGAAAAGTCTAAAAAATATATTAAACTCTTTCTCTCCCCCTTCTATATAGGCAGCGTCTCACAAGGGGGAATGTCTGCGGAAGAAAAGGTGCAGTCAGGTGAATGGTGGTGGTGGAGAAAGTGGTGGGTGGCGAGCCCCGGGAGGGTCGATTACGGCACATATAGGAATCAGTGGAAAAGTGGTGGTTATCCTGCAAATGGCGCACGAACCAAGGTACAGTTAAGAGCGGGAGTTACCCTGAAGGCGCAGCCCTACGGAGCAAGGTACCTACAGTTTGACTCTAGGGTTACTGCTGGTGTTACTACGAATGTGAGGTACTTTAGCACCTTCGGGTTTCAAGACTACCTGAAAAACGCCACAACCAACGAGATAATAAAAGGCTGGGTTCCTAACAATAAGACGTGGTACCCCAACTTTAATGGAGGAGGAGACGACCTTAATAACAATGGAAGATTTTACATGATGACAAACCTAAACTCTGAGGGATCCCTTGATTACATTCAAGAAGGTAAGTGGTCCATTGATACTTGGGTTACGGGTATGGAGGGCTCGGTGGAAGCAGAGGCTCTTTCTAAACAGCAGCAAAAGGTAAATACTTTTATCGCCAATGCTTACGGGAAATCCGGTTTGGCTAACTGGAACTTTTTAGGTCAACAAATCAAGATTAAAGGTGGTATATTGCAGACGGATACTTTTGACGTCGTACCCCTTTAAAATTATAATTAATTGATGGAATCGGCAGCTTTCTCAGCAAGTATAAAAAAAGATAGCAAGAATCTATATCTTTCTACTAATTATTTAGTTTCCACTCCTAACGGGACTTACGTTAAAGTTGGTAAAAATGAAATATTTTATCAGGTAGAATCCTCCCGTACCCTTCAACTAAAGAAGAAGTTCGTATGCCATGGGGATTATATCACAATAAAAGGAGATTATACCTCCCAGATAAGCCGAGGAGACTCTGCTAAGCTTTATTTCGCCGAAAAAGAGGCAGTTTCCATAGGTGAAGTAGTTAAAGGAGCGCCTAAAAGAGCTTTTGGAGAAATTTTTGCTGCTCAAGGTGGTCATCAATCTAGTTCTCGGGATAACCTTACAGGCTTTCCCGCTTCTATTAGGATAGGGTCGGTAGATAAAAAAGGCTTTCCTCAGGAATGCTTCATAAACGAGGGAGGTCGTTATCTTACGCCGCCTTCTAATCCTGTGGAAGTTACCCATGAAGATGGCACTACCCTTGAATTAAATATTGAATTTGATGACGCATCAGAGACTTCGGTATTTGAAAGGGATTTTCAACACGTTGAGTTCCGTGGTGGACTAACAAAACTCCACATGAGCTACCCTTTTCCTACGGATATACAAGAGGGAGAGATGATCCTTTCTAAAACAGTTTTCTCTTTATCCCAACCTTATTCCGCTGAAGGTGTTGATAACGTACCTTGCCAGACTAGCTCCGACTTTTCCCCTATTAATAAAATCCCCCTCATGCCGCCTAGCTGCATAGCTCCCCATTCGATATATAATAAAGCGATGGAAACTATTGATATAAGGCTCATGGAGCTTGAGCGGGAAATAACCCGCTTAAAAGCAAAGAATTAAACTGACCCAAACTTGGTAGTATTTTGGAGAAGCCCCCCGGGTCGCTGCTGCTTTATAATTTCCTGAACGACGACAGTCTGTAAAGCGGCACCCAGTTGTTTGTTTTTCTCAGCCTCTTTCACTGACCCCTCGGAAGATGCATTGCTACTGTCCTGAGAGGCATCTACGCTAGCATTTCCTCGTTTATCAACATTGACGTTGATGCTAACGTTATTGTTAATGCCAGCTCCTACTGTACCTGCCGAACCAACATACCCTCCATTGGCGTAACCGGGAACATTACCACGATTGAGCTCGTTCATAAAACCCAATCCGTGAGTACGGACGGTATCAGGACTCATTACGTATTCACCACCCATTAACATAGCTGGAGAACGTTTAGCCGATCCACCTTGCGCCATATCAGGTAAGCCGCTATCGTTTATACCCACTCCCGCATCCAAATAATCACGAGCGCTCATGCCGCCCCGTTGTGAAGCGCTCAAGGCATTAAAGTTTTTCCTGCCTCCTCCGCTTACACTGGCACCCGTTAATTCGGATGTCAGTGGTCCGGTTTTCCCCATCATATAACTTCCGCCGATTAACATGGCTGCATTAGCGTAGGCGCTTATGAGCCTTCCCCTTTTTTTAGCCTCATGAGCTCTCACTACTTCTTTGCGACGACGAGTCTCATCAGTTAAATAGTCCTGATAACCCCCCATAGCCTCTTCCCTACTAAACATTCTAGCGGTTTGAGGGTCATCGGCTCCTAACCTTCCTGCTAATGATAAACCGCTACTTACATCGTAGGCACCTTCAGTGGGGCGAGACCTCTCACTTACCAAACGTCCAGTCGCGGGATCTCTACGGTAAAAATTGAACCCCTTACTCAAGGAAATAGCAGCGCTCTGAGATGAACCACCCGCAAAGCTAGCCCCTGTAGCGTTAACATCCGGCCCTCCGTAATAACCGTAAGCCCCTCGACCATGACCGTAATCCTGCCCCCTCCAAGGGGAGGCCTGCTTTTGATTACTTTGATTAATTAATCCTGACACAGCGCTTGCTCCAGCCGAAACCGCAAACATCCCCCCCATACTGTACCCCGGCGCTCCACCATTAATTGCATTTAAAGCACTATAGCCAATCTTTTGAGCTGCAGATTTTTTAATAACAAACTCCCCGCCATTCATCATGGCTGGAACATCATCTTTGTAACCAGAACCACCAGTTACTATCCCCCCTC